TGAATTAAAACAATTATTGCTTAATGAAGAAAATAATTTAAATGAAATGGCTGTATCTTATAATTTAAATGTAGATAAAGCTCAAGAGTTAAAAGATATAATTGATAAAGCTAAAGAAGGTAATACAAAAAAAGTATTAAACTATCTTTTAGATAAAGAAGTAATACCATCTATGAAAACTGTAGCTAATGATTTAGGTTTACCTGATTCAGCTAGTTTTAATACTCGTGCCTTTAGAGACTTTATGCTTATGTTAAAAGATAAAGGTATAGTATCAATGGGTGGAGCTGCTCCAAAAGCAGCAGCTGTTAAACCATCTAAAGAAAAAATAGAAAAAACAGTTAAAGCGATAGAAAAAGATATGGAGACAGGTGAAGAAGAAGCAGACAACTACTATAAAGTAAGCGACGAAGATTCAGCACCAGATGAAACAGCTATTGATAAACAAGCAACTCAAAAAGCTAATAAATTAACTAAACGTACTTCTGAATTAGATATAAACTTAAAAAAGAAAATTAAAATAGAAGCAGAAATTCAAGCATTACTTGATAAATATAAAGAGGCTAAAGGTGACGAAAAATCAAATTTAGCAGCTAAATTAAAAGAAAAAAACAACGAAAAGAAAGAAGTAGAAGCTTTAATAAATACATTTGATGTTGTATAAAGAAATTCTTAAATTTTTAGGATACATAGGATTAGTGTTATTAATTGTAAATATTCTTAACATTAATCCTAATTTCCGTTTGGCTAAAGAAAACGAAGCATTAAATAATAAAATAGATTCACTACAAGCAAATATTGACTCTACTAAAATTAAAATTGCCCAATTAGATTCAGTTGCTACTGTTTATAAAAAACAAGTAATTGAAAATAAAACCAAATTATCGGGTTTAAAATATAAAGCCGATTTATATAAAACTAAATACAATGAAGAACATAATCGTATTAATAACTTGTCTAATGATGCCCTTGTTAGTGAGTTCACAAACGCTTTCAACTGAGGATTTAGTTACAGTTCCTGCTAAAACATTAAAAAACGCTTTAATTGTAAAAAATGAACGTGATTATCTTAAAAATCAAATCACAGTAGTTAGAGATTCAGTTAATATTTTAGTTACAATTACAAATAATCAAGATTCTATTATAAAAAATCAAGACACATCAATTTCATTATATAAAAAAATTGATACAGATCGTCAAAAACAATTAGAATATAAAGATAATATTATTACTGATAAAGATAATATTATTACTGATTACCAAAACCAAATAAAAAAATTCAAATTAAAGTTTATAGTTAGTTCTATTGCTTTTGTTGGTATTTTACTAGTTATATGAGTCAAGACTTACGTGAAGTTATAAGACAGGAATATGTAAAATGTGCCTCTGATCCGGCTCATTTTATGAAGAAATACTGTTATATCCAACATCCTCAAAGAGGAAGAATCATGTTTAATCTATATCCATTCCAGGATAAAGTATTAAATTTATGGAAAGACAATCCATACAGTATAGTACTTAAATCAAGACAATTAGGTATTTCAACACTATCTGCTGGTTATTCTTTATGGTTAATGTTATTCCATAAAGATAAAAACGTACTTTGTATTGCTACAAAGCAAGAAACCGCTAAAAACATGGTAACTAAGGTAAAATTTATGTATGAAAATTTACCATCATGGTTGAAAGTAACAGCGGATGAAAATAATAAACTTACATTACGATTAAATAACGGATCTCAAATTAAAGCAGTATCAGCTGCTGGTGATGCAGGTAGATCTGAAGCTGTATCTTTGCTACTAATTGACGAGGCCGCATTTATTGAAGGTATTGACACAATTTGGGCTTCTGCTCAACAAACCTTAGCTACAGGTGGTGGTGCTATTGTATTATCTACTCCTTATGGTACAGGTAATTGGTTCCATCAAACATGGGTTAAGGCTGAAGCACAACAAAACGATTTCTTACCTATTAAATTACCTTGGTTTGTCCATCCTGAAAGAAATGAAGCATGGAGAAAAAAACAAGACGAATTATTAGGTGATCCTAGATTAGCATCTCAAGAGTGTGATTGTGATTTTAGTACTTCAGGAGATACAGTATTTTATTCAGAATGGATTGAATTTATATCTCAAACTACAATAAAAGAACCGCTAGAACGCCGCGGAGTTGACCGTAACTTATGGATATGGGAACCGGCGGACTACACTCAATCATATATGGTTATAGCCGATGTAGCACGGGGTGACGGCAAGGATTTTTCCGCAGCTCATGTTATACATGTTGAATCAAATACACAAGTAGCAGAATATAAAGGTCAATTACCACCTAAAGAATTTGGATTTTTCTTAGTTGGCTTAGCTACAGAATACAATCAAGCTTTATTAGTAGTAGAAAATGCTAATATTGGTTGGTCAACATTAGACGCAGTTCAAGAACGTGGATATAAGAATTTATATTTTTCGCCTAAAAGTGATGCTGGAAATAATGCTGATGCTTATTTTGACCAATATATGGATAATTCAAAATTAGTACCTGGTTTTACAACATCACTGAAAACTCGTCCTTTAATAGTTAATAAATTTAGAGAGTATATAGGTGATAAAAGTGTTGTTATTCAATCTAAACGTTTACTAGAAGAAATGAAAGTATTCATTTGGAAAAATGGTCGTCCTGAAGCACAATCAGGATACAATGATGACTTAATTATGAGTTTTGCAATTGGAATGTATTTAAGAGATACATCATTAAGATTTAAATCACAAAACCTAGAAATGTCTAGAGCAACATTAAGTAATATGTCTGTTAACAGAACAGGATTTACAGGTGCTTATGGTTCTAATGTTCCTAACCCATATAGTATAGAAAATGGTATGGGTGGAAATGAAGACATTAGTTGGTTAATACGATAATATTTATAATTAATAACATATAATAAAATGGCAGACAAAGGCTTATTTTCACGATTACAACGACTATTCTCTACTGATGTAGTGATGAGAAATCAGGGTGGTGATCAATTAAAAGTAATGGACGTTAACACCATACAACAAACTGGTGATATCGCTACTAACTCATTAATGGATAGATATAATAGAATCTATTCAACTAATGCATCTTCACTTTATGGAGCTCAATTAAATTTAAATTACCAATACTTACGTACCCAATTATATTCAGACTATGATATCATGGATCAGGATGCAATTGTTGGTTCAGCATTAGATATTGTAGCTGATGAATCTACATTAAAAGATGATATGGGTGAAGTATTATCTATTCGTTCATCAGACGAAAACATTCAAAGAATTTTATATAACTTATTTTATGATGTATTAAACATTGAATTTAATTTATGGTCTTGGATTCGTCAAATGTGCAAATATGGTGACTTTTTCTTAAGATTAGAAATTGCTGAAAAATTTGGTGTATATAATGTTATTCCATACACAGCATATCATATTGAAAGACAAGAAAATTATGACAAAGACAAACCAGCATCTGTTCGTTTCCAATTCAGACCTGAAGGATTTTTATCAGGTGATGGTTATTACAACACACCTAATTTAGGTCGTCAAAATGAACCAGGTATTTTCTTTGAAAACTATGAGGTAGCTCACTTTAGATTAATCACAGATGTTAACTATTTACCATATGGTAGATCTTATCTAGAACCAGCTCGTCGTTTATATAAACAATACGCATTAATGGAAGATGCAATGTTAATCCATCGTGTAGTTCGTTCACCAGAAAAACGTACTTTCTTTATTAATGTTGGTTCTATCCCGCCTAATGAAGTTGAAGCATTTATGCAGAAAACTATTAGTTCAATGAAACGTACTCCATTAATGGATCAAAAGACAGGTGAATATAATGTTAAATATAATATGCAAAACTTACTAGAAGATTTTTATATTCCAGTAAGAGGTAATGATCAGGCGACACGTATTGAAAATACTAAAGGTTTAGATTACGATGGTATTCAAGACGTTGCATATTTAAGAGATAAGTTATTCGCAGCATTAAAGGTACCTAAAGCATTTTTAGGTTACGATAAAGACTTACAAGGTAAAGCAACATTAGCAGCAGAAGATATTCGTTTTGCTCGTACAATCGATCGTATTCAACGTATTACATTATCTGAATTATATAAAATTGCATTAGTACATTTATATGTTCAAGGTTATACTAACGATGAATTAACTAACTTTGAGTTATCATTAACTACACCGTCTATTATATACGATCAAGAACGTATCATGTTAATGAAGGAAAAAGTTGATTTAGCTAAAAACATCATTGAAACTAAATTAATGCCTACTGATTGGGTTTATGACAATGTATTCAGATTCTCTGAAGATTCATATGATGAATATAGAGATATGATGATTGAAGATGCAAAACGTGAATTTAGAATTGCACAAATTAGAGAAGAAGGTAATGACCCAGTAGAAACAGGTAAATCTTATGGTACACCACATGATTTAGCTAGTTTATATAGCAAAAACGGCGGACCAGAAGGTGAATTGCCACCAGGATATGACAATGATACACAATTAGGTCGTCCAAAAGAAAGAGTATCTAATATTAATACACAGGATAACGCATTAGGTCGCGATAGATTAGGTGTTAAAGATATGAAATCTGATTACCAATCAGGATATGGTAAATCAACAGCTAAACCATTTGCTTTAGAAAGTGCTAAATCAGCTTTTGCAAGAAATAAACGTTTGTTTGAACAAGTTGACAAAAAATTATGTCTTAGTCAAGAAAAACCAGGAGATTCGCTATTAGATGAATCCCAAATTAGAGAATAATAATCCTTATATATTTATAATAAAACACTTTAGGAATGATTGTTAAACATTCAAAATACAAGAATACTGGCATTTTATTTGAGCTTTTAGTTAGACAAATCACGTCTGATACATTGTCAGGCGTAGACTCAAAAGCAGCAACTATTCTAAAAAAACACTTTGTAAAAACAGAGTTAGGAAAAGAGTATAAGTTATATGAAACGTTGTTAAACAACATTAGACTAAGCGAAGGCAAAGCAGATATCATTATTAATACTTTATTAGAAAGTGGTAAATATTTAAACAGATCAGCATTACGTCGTCAAAAATATAATTTAATTAAAGAAATTAAAGCAAATTATAACGTTGATGAATTTTTTAAAACTAAACTCCCTAATTACAAAACACAAGCAGCGTTCTATACATTATTAGAAATGTATGATGGTATTAACCAACCAGAAGCTAATCAAGTAATCTCAAATAAATTAATTCTATTAGAACATTTAACTTCAGCACCACTTACAACAGTTGCTAAAGATACATTAATGGAAGAATTTAAGTCATACGATAAAGATATTCGTATGTTAACTTATAGAGCGTTATTAGAAAAATTTAATTCTAAATACGCTAATTTAAATGAAGGACAAAAATCAGTATTAAAAGAATTTATCAATAGTGTTGATAATCCATCTAAATTAAAAGATTTTTACAATACTAAAGTAACAGAAATTAAATCTGACTTAACTAAATTAAATAAAAAAGTTAAAGACAAGACAACTCAAATTAAAATTAATGAGGTGTCTAATATTTTAGTTACATTAGAAAAAAATGACAAAATTAGTAATGATGATATGACTAATTTACTTCATTACTATGAATTACTAGAAGAATTACATAAAGTAAATGGATAATTTAAAACGTATTATTAAAGATACATTAAAAAAGATATCTGAAGAGTCAGGCACAGGAGGTGGAGCATCAGCTGGTGCTTTTAGCCCAGGTGAAGGACCACAAACAGCAGAAAAAGTAAAAAAAGAAGGAACCGATGCTGCTTATAAAAAAAATACTAATTCTAAAGGTACAACAAATAATATTTATGTTAAAAACTTTAAATATAAGTTAGTTAACCAAAAAGCATTAAATAAACAGGCAAAGGGAATTGAAGTTAAACAAATGTGGAAAGAAAATGTAAACGAAGCACAATTAGATGTAGACGCTTATATTGATTCTTTAAACATAGATAAACCAGAATTAAAAACATTTATCAAATCTAGATTAGAAGGATTTGATACATTAGAACAAAAATTAAACGAATTATTACCATTATTACAAAACGCAAAACAAAAAACATTAGATTACTATAAAAATAATCCTAATTTTAATGTATTATATGGTACTGATTTAGCAAACGATTATTTAAACGACTTAATAAACTTATTTAAAGACTAATATGGCAAATATACCTGTTAACACAACCGGAATAGTAACTACAACATCAATCACTGGTTCATACGCTGGCTTTACAGTAGTATCAGGCTCAGCTACCTTCACTGGTATAAAAGATTTTAATGGAAATTCATTAACAACTCCTTGGGTTGTACCTGCAGGATTTACTGTACCTATTTATGTAACTAGCGCTTCTTTATCTTCAGGAGCAGTATTATTTTACAATTAATAACTCATTATAAATGAAAACATTACAAGAACAATACATCCTTATTAAAGAAGGAAAAGGAAATAAAGATCATTTCTTAAAACAAGCAAAAAATCTATTTCCTGAATATATTAATCAGTATTCTAGCTACGATTCTACAGTAAGTGTACTTAAATCAAAAAGTATCTTAAGTGAAGGTATTGGTGGTGTGATTAGTCACAAACCATCTCCATCATGGTTAGAAATATTTAGAGAAAATACAAATAATGAAGCAGTAGATATGACTTCAGCTCCTTCTGGTCCATTTGGAGATGCTATAGGTTGGATATCACGAAGTAATGAGTATGGTAAAAACTTATTAATGAGTAACGGTATTACTAAAGCGGATGACGCTATTATTTTATTTAAAGCACTTAAATCCGGAAAAATTACAGAAGAAAATCTTAGTAAGGTTATAATGGCTGGTGGAAAGAGATTTACTGATACTGAAACATGGATAAAAGATATGAAACCTCTTTTAAAAAAGGCTAATGAACCAAATACAGTGAAAGAAGGTAATAATCTTAGTGTTAAATTAAGTGATGGTTCTGAAATCCAAAAAGGTAGTAAAGCTAAAATAAATGACGAAGTAGTAACAATTGTAAATATTACTAAAGTTGGTAACCTTAAGCATATTACAGGTAAAACTAAAGATGGTAGAGAATTATTAGCAAAAGGTAGTGCTTATGTATCTTCATATGACTCTAAAGAAGAAAATCTATCAGAAGTTATTGGTGTTCCAAATAGAAAAACATACGGTGACTATGATGAGTTTGCAAAACCATCTAAACAAGTTCAAAAAGATTTAGCTGATCAATTTGATAATGAAGATAAGAAAAATATTGACAATGTTTATGGTACATCTTTCTTAAATGGCTACTATGCTGAAATGAAAGATCCTAAAAACAAAACTAAAACAGTAGACGAATTAAAACAAATTGTACTTAAAAACATGGTTAAAGACATAAACTATTATGCTAAAAATGCTATGTTTGGAACTAAAGGAGTAGGATTTAAAACTGAAAAATTAACAATTGCACCTAAAGGTAAATATAAGTCAAGCGGATATGGTGATTTACCTAAAACTAAAACTATTAAAGAAAGTATCCATGACCTAGATATATTATTAAGACCTCTTTCAAACCCAGATTTTCCACCATTAACGCGATCACCTGAAGAGTTAGGTAAAGAGGCAGATAATAGATCTGAAAACATGTTGTTAATGAAATACCAAAAGCAAATTAATGATCGTAATATAACAGATGATGAATTGAGAGATATATTAAGTGGTCAAGGTGTTAAGGGATTTGGAGGAAGAAAAAATGCAATTGAAAAAATTATAAGTAATAGAAATACAAATTAACGTAATATGAGACAAGTATTAATTGAAACACAATTATTCTCACCCAAAGCTGTTAGCTTAACTGAAGGAACTAATCCTGGAGGTAACCTATTAGTAAAAGGTGTATTAGCTACTGTCGAAGTAAAAAACGGTAATGGTAGATATTACGCTAAAGAATTATGGGAACGTGAAATGGATCGCTACATGGAATCAATTCGTGAGAATAGAGCTTTAGGTGAATTAGACCACCCAGATTCTTCAATTATTAACTTAAAAAATGTTTCACATAATATTAAAAAATGCTGGTGGGATGGAAATAATGTAATGGGTATGATTGAAATCTTACCTACTCCATCTGGTAACATTTTAAAAGCATTAATCGATAGTGGTATTACAGTAGGTGTATCATCAAGAGGAATGGGTTCATTAGAACAAAAAGGTAATGTAATGGAAGTACAAGATGACTTTGAATTACTATGTTGGGATTTCGTTTCAACACCTTCTAATCCGGGTTCATGGATGCTACCAACTAGCTTAAATGAATCATATATTCCTAGTATAAATCAATACAGTAAAATTAATTCAATTATTACTGATATTTTATGTGCTAATGGATCATGTCCGTTATTCTAACATGAAAAATTTATTTCTAGTAATATTAATTTGTCTATCAACAGTAGTTTTTGGACAAACTAAATTAAGAGATAGTGTTAACTATCAAACTCCTAACTTCCGTATTGTTTATTCTGAAATTTTAGAACAACCTAAATGGGTTACCTACACAGTTAAATGTCCTACAGGTACTGCTTCTAGAGCAAGTATGGAATTCTACACAGACAAAAATATTAAAACATCTGATAACGAAGATTATGTTAATAATGAATGGGATAAAGGACATATTGCTCCTGCTGCTTCATTTAATTGTACTAAAGAAATGTTATACTCAACATTTACCTATATTAACTCAGCAATGCAACAACAATCACTTAATCGTGGTCCTTGGAAAACATTAGAAATATGGGAACGTGAACAAGCTAAAACTACAACAGTATCAGTATATGTTAGATTAGATTATGATAAAGTACCTAAACGTGTACCTACAAACGCGGCGATACCTAAAGGATTTTATAAAGAATTAAAAGTAGGTAATACTAAGTATTGTTATTATTTTCCTAACATCGCCCCTACATCAAAAGACTTAAATACGTTTAAGTGCAATTGTAAATAAAACATGGCTCTTCCAAAAGAAGAGCTTTTTCTTTGCACTTCTGTGCATTTTTAGAAAATCCGGACATATGTATATTAGAATATACTGCCCGCAATCGCATTTGCAGTATCTATAAATAACAATTCTATTACACTTCAAATAAGTGTATTTCCCAAACAAAATTTTAGGACAAATGAGTAAAAACAGAGATTTGCTTAAAGAAGCAATCGAAGATGCTAAAGTTGTTAAAGAAACAGCAATAGCAAGCGCAAAAGCTGCTCTTGAAGAACACTTTACTCCACAATTAAAATCTATGCTATCAGCTAAACTTGCAGAAATGGAAGAAAAGGAAGAGGCAGAAATGGACGATAATATGGAAGAAATGTATTCTAAAAAAGATGAAAACTTAATGGGCTACAAACCAGTTAAAAAAGAAGAAATTGAGTATGATCACGGTAACATCGACACAGAAGAAGGTAACCCGTTAGATGAACTTAATCTTGAAGAATTATTAGCTGAATTAGAAGAAGACATGGAAAAAGAATCCGCGTATGAAGCTAAAGAAGACGACAAAATGAAGAAAGAAGAATTAAACGAAGCAGAAGGTGAAGAAGAAGTTGAAACTGAAGAAGAAATCAACATCGAGGACATGACTGAAGAAGAGTTAAAATCATTCATTGAAGACGTAATTAAAGACATGGTTGAAGCTGGTGAATTAGAAGCTGGTGAAGGCATGGAAGACATGAAAGGTGAAGAAGGTGAAGAAATGGAAAGTGAAGAAGAAGAAATTTCAATTGATGAAATTTTAGCTGAAATCGAATTAGATGAAGCTAAAAGAAAAAAACTAATTAAATCAAAAGACGAAGACAAAAAAGACAAAGAAGACGAAGAAGACAAAAAAGAAATCAAAAAACTTAAAAATGAGTTAGAAGAAGCTATGTCTACTATTTCTACTATGAGATCTGATATCAATGAAGTTAATTTGTTAAATGCGAAATTACTTTACACTAACAAAATTTTCAAAGCTAAAAACTTAACCGAGTCACAAAAAGTAAAGGTTTTAAATGCATTTGATAAAGCATCAACAGTAAAAGAAACTAAATTAGTATTCGAAACATTATCAGAAGGATTAAAAGAAACTTCTAAATCACATGTTAATGAATCATTAAAAACTAGTTTAGCATCTAAAACAACAGGTATCATGCCAACAGCAAGAAAGCCTATTGTAGAAGTTAATGACACATTCAAAAGAATGCAAAAAATAGCAGGAATTATTAAATAAAACAATTTAAAAAAAAATTTTAAAAAAATGAGCACAATTCAATCATTATTAGAATCAGCTAGTCCTTGGAAATCACTCCAAAGTGACGCAGCTAAATTGTCTTCTAAATGGAACAAAACGGGTCTATTAGAAGGCTTAACAAATGTAGAGGCAAACAACATGTCTTTATTATTAGAAAACCAAGCTAAGCAATTAGTTATGGAACAATCAGATACAGGTGGAGGTTCATCAGCAGGTTCATTCTCTGTTGGTCAATCAGAAAACTGGGCTGGTATCGCTTTACCTTTAGTACGTAAAGTATTTGCTCAAATTGCAGCAAAAGAATTTGTTTCAGTTCAACCAATGTCAATGCCTTCAGGTCTTGTGTTCTTCTTAGATTTCCAATACGGAACAGCTAAAGATCCATTTGCAGTAGGTAGTTCATTGTATGGTAACAGAAATGCAACAGGTGAATTCCCGTTTGCAACTCCAGCACCATCAGGTGGTTTATACGGAACAGGTCGTTTCACTTACTCTACTAACCAATTCTCATCATCTGCAATCACAATTGCAACTGGTTCACTTATCGTTTCAGGTACAGCTGCTACAACTAACTTTGATTCAAATTATTCAGCTTCAGTTACTGCAGGTCAAATTAAAGCGATCACTTTAATTAGTGCTTCTACAAACATCCCTTCATTTGATATGGATGCTGTTAGAGGTTTCTTAATTTTATCAGGTTCAGCTATTACTGCTGCTAATAACTTACAACAGTTTACTACATTTGATTACACAAACAACACAATTACATTCTTTGTAAGTGCTTCTACAGCTGCAATTGCTAACGCAGGTGATTATACAATTTTGTATAACAAAGCTACTCAAATGAGCCCGTATAACGTAGGTGATTTTGAAGATTCATCATCATTCGCAGTTCCAAATGCTCAAGATAACAGTAGTATTGTTATTCCTGAAATCAACGTGAAAATGCAATCACAAGCCATCACTGCCAAAACTAAAAAATTGAAAGCAGTATGGACACCTGAATTCTCACAAGATTTAGCTGCTTACCAAAACATTGATGCTGAAGCGGAAGTAACAAACATCATGTCTGAGTATATTTCAATGGAAATTGACCTTGAAATCTTAGATATGTTGATCGAAGACGCAGCAGCAGGTACTGAATACTGGTCAACTATTAACAACAACGTTTATAACCCAGGTACAGGTACTTTCTCAACAGCTGGTTCAGCGTTCTACAACACACAAGGCCAATGGTTCCAAACTTTAGGAACTAAAATCCAAAAATTAAGCAACAAAATTCACCAATTAACTTTAAGAGGTGGTGCTAACTTCATCGTTACATCTCCAACTGTAGCTACAGTATTAGAATCAATCCCAGGATTTGCTTCTAACAACAATGGTGATGCTGCTCAAATGGAATACGCTTTCGGTGTACAAAAAGCAGGTCAATTAAATGGCCGTTACACAGTTTACAAAAACCCTTACATGACTGAAAACATCATGTTATTAGGTTACAGAGGTTCACAATTCTTAGAAGCTGGTGCTGTATTTGCTCCATACGTTCCATTAATTATGACTCCACTTGTGTACGATCCAGATACATTTACTCCACGTAAAGGTTTATTAACTCGTTACGCTAAGAAAATGTTAAGACCAGAATTTTATGGTAAGATCTACATTAACGGATTAAACACTATCTAATTCTAAATTAATAGAATAAAAAGAAGGGACTCGCATTGCGAGTCCTTTTTTTTGTCTATATTTATTGAAAACTAATAAGTTTTATGAGTGGAAATATTGCAAGAATACCGCTTATTATCAATTTGAATATTAATATACGCAACTATATTATCTCCTATTTACCCACTGTATTAGACGGGTTAATCAACAAATCAACAATTTTATTCACTAAACGACTGTATTATGAGTTCAAACCATCATGAGGACGAGATCTTCAAAGAGAAACGCAAACCTAAAACTCCAATTAAATTTAAAATTCAATTAAACGAAGAACAGAAACAAGCAAAAGAAAAAATTTTAAATAATACAGTTACATTATTAGCTGGTTCAGCTGGTTCAGGTAAAACTTTATTAGCATGTCAAATAGCATTAGAAAAGCTATTTATGAAAGAAGTAGAAAAAGTAATTATTACTAGACCTACAGTATCAAAAGAAGAAATTGGTTTTTTACCTGGTGATTTAAGAGAAAAAATGGATCCTTGGGTTCAACCAATTTATCAAAACATGTTTTTACTATATGATAAAGTTGCTATAGAAAAACACATTAATGAAGGTAATATAGAAATTGTACCTGTATCATTTATGCGTGGTAGAACATTTGTTAACTCAATTGTTATTGTAGATGAGGCTCAAAATGTGACACATGAACAAATGGAAATGATTGTTACTCGTATTGGTATTGATTCTAAAATGATAGTATGTGGTGATGATAATCAAGTAGATTTAAAAAATAAACGTGACTCTGGATTTAAATTCTTATATACAGCAGCGTCAAAAATTAAAAACTTAATTGGAATTAAATTAACTACTAACCATAGAAATCCAATAGTTGAAGATTTAATTGAATTATATAATGATGCTTACGAAAGAGGCATGACCAATGTTAAAGTTAAGTAAGGAACCATATTTTTTTGATATTTATAATTAAAAGGCATGGCAACTTTCACTTCCCAAATATTTGAAATTTTAACTTTAAATGGAGATAACGTAGGATCTTCTGTTACTAACACAATTAATGATATTAATTATGTAGATAACAGAATCCTTAGCATCCCTACTGGGTCAGTTACTACATTATTTTCGATGGATTCAGTACCAGGTGCTGGAACCTTTGTAACAAGTAGTGTTAAATATATTAGAGTAACTAATAATTCAACTATTACACCTATTAAATTAATTGTATCTTCTTCAACAGAAGCTATGAGTTATTTAATTTCTGCTGGTAGTTCATATATGATATCTACAAGTAAAATGACAGGAAGTGTAAGTGTTGGTACTGGTAGCTTTAATTTTAGTGACATCCAATCAGTTAAAGCACAACCTTCATCAAGCGCTGCTTCAATAGAATATTATATCATAACAACTTAATAAAATAATATGAATATACCTATTTGGCCTGGTTCTAGTTCATTTGCTCAAGTATCAGCTTCTTACTATAATGTTCCTTCATCAGGAATCCCTCCTACCCCGTTTGGATTTTATGATAATGAAGCCCAATTTAAAACAGACGCTGATAGTGTAGCTATGTTTGTTACTCGTAGATTAGGATATCCTATTATGGATATTGAATTACAAGATATTAACATATATGCTGCTTTTGAAGAGGCAGTTACTACATACGGTAATGAATTATATGCTTTTTTAACTAGAGATAATTATCTTTCGTTTGAAGGAGCTTCAACATCTATTGACGCTGATAATGCTTTAATTACTCCTTCAATGGCTAATATTGTTAGATTATCTGAACAATATGGAGAAGAAGCAGGCTCAGGAGGTAATGTTACTTGGAGAAAAGGTAG